TCGAGCAATATCCCAACCCGCATCATCACTTATAGCATATGATACTCCTTGAAATATACCAGGAACGTCTATTAGATAATCTCCAATAGTTAATTTAATTATATTACCTCTCATGAATCCACCTTGGGAATAGTCAGGAGCACACAAAGAGGCTAAGTAATTTAATTTAGCAAAAACTTGTTTTTGTTCGTATTTTGATAGTACTGGTACTTGGAATTTAAAACTAATTTCTCTATCAAACCCATTATAAAAATAAAAATTTTCACCTCTACCCATGTATTTAAATGAGCCCCAATCTGCTTTGTATGAGTCTGATAAACCTTCTATGTAAGCTCTAAAATTAATGTATGTGTTGTTTCCGTTACCTGAGTTGTCAATTTTTACTATACGAAAAGGGACTGTGTCTTCTAACTTATTATCTTTTTCACGAGATAAGGGTTTTGAGGTAATTTTATCTACTCTATCTTCTTGGTTTTGAATAGAATCAAAATTAGTGGGTTTGATTTTAAATGTTTTACCCTCCCTATATTTGCCTTCTCTTGGAATATTATCGCTTGGTTTTTGACCTACATATAATATATTAGCTAAATGTTTCCCAGTTGGAGCTAATGCAGTATTTGTAATCGGAGATAAAGGATTATAAAATTCTTTCCATTTAGAATAATCTAAACCATATAATTGGATTTGTTCAGATAAGTATAGTCCTTGTTGTTTAGCTAAAAATGTAATACCTTGATTTGATATTAAAAATTTAGATATTCTTTGAACATCATCTGATAATTTGGTTGGAACTAATGAACCTCCTCTTGTTAGTTGATCGACTCCACCAGTTTGACCTATTAAAGCCTCAGGACCAAAAGGAAAAACAGGGGTAGTATCTGAAGGAGCTATTGGGGTCTTAACATAAGGTTGACCACTAGACCCTCCATTGAATCTATCCCTGCCATATTTTAATGACTTTAGGTCCGTTTTTTGGCTTAATAAACCCATTAAATTCTACCGCTTTGACCTTCTGGGGCTTTGTCTTTGTAGGTTGTTGGTTTTTTACCATTTAAATCTAAAGAAGATTTAGGTAGTAAACCAACTACTTTAGTTTTTTGTTGGTATTGGATAGTGGATGGTTTTGTGTAAACTGATCCTTTGCTGTTTAGTAAATCTAAAAGTGCCATAGTTATTTTGTTATAAATATTAAATTATTAAGTTCTATAGTTTGATAAAACTAATGCTCTACCTACTTTGCTACCATCTAAAGTAACATTGCCTTCTTTATGTAATATTTGAGACAGGATAGATTTAATTTCTCTCATTTCTTGGGTTAAAGAATTTCCACCAGATGAACCTTGAGGCCCACTAACAACATCATCTCCAAATAAGTTAGTTCCAGCTACAATAGTATCTTTATTATTAAAAGATATAGCACCTTCTGGACCATACATTACTCTGTTACCATATCCTCCTTTACCTTGTGAAGGTGATATAACACCATCATTCATATATTTAGCTGCCATAACTCCAATAGCTCCAGCAGCTGCTAAACCTAACCCCCAACCTAATACAGGAATAGAAGCTAATGAACTAATTACTTTCATAATAGCAGTACCCACTGATTTAACTAATCCTGCTTGTTCTTTAAATAATAATCTAGTGACTGCTGCTTCTTCTTTTCCTTTAGCTAATAAAACAGCTCCTTGAATACCTAATCCTATACCTTTAATGACATTAGTAGCTACTTCTATACCTTTAATAACCATCATTGTGCCTTTAACAGCAAGTAAAGTTCCTCCTATAGCTATCACTATTTTTTCCATTGTAGAAAATTCTTTATTACTATCTCCAATTTTACCTATAAATTCACCTACTTTTTCTACAATTTTAGTAATAACTCCTAATAAGGGAGTAAATATTGTATCTAATAAAGGACGAGCAGCCGCTTCTAATTTTATTAAAGCAGCTTCAAGTTTAGTGTATTCAGTACCTAAATTTTTAGCGGCTGCTAATTTTGTTTCTTCTAATACAGCTTGTCTTTCAGCAATAGAAGCTTGAGATTGCATAGCATTTAAGCTTTGTTGTTGAGTATCTACTAAATCTGTGTTTTTTGCTTCATTTTCTTTAGATGAAACTAACATATCTGCTAATCCATCACGAGACATACCAATAGCTTTAGCAAATGATTCTTGTGAAACACGGTTCATTTTCTGAAAATCTTCAATTGAACCGAATTGGTTAGCAATTTCACTCATTAAAGTAGCATTATCGTTATTTAAGGCTGCTTCTCTTGCTTTTTCAAGATTTAATTCTTTCCCAGTAAGTAATTCTGCTTCCATTTCAGCAGCAATTGAATCCTCAATATTTAATAAACTACTAGCAATTTCATCTACTTTACTTAATTCTAAACCTAATTTTTTAGATTGAATAAAAGCTCTTGTTAATCCTTCAGCAGAACCACCAAAATTTAATTTCATGGTAGCTGATACTTTACTAACACCATCCATAACTTGTTTCATACTAACATTAACTTTATTAGCTCTTATAGATTCACGAGCAGTTGAAGCCATAGCTTCTGCTGTTTTTTCAGCAGGTTGACCTGTTAATTTAGATAAATTATAAATTGAAGCTAAATTTTCTGCGGACATTCCAGCAAATACATTTAACTTCATAAACGTGTTTAATGTTTTAGAACTTACTTTTTCAGCACCCTCTAAAGATGTATAGATAGCTTCTGATGATTGGGTTGCCATTTCTGTAGTTATACCCATGGCTGCACCCATAGATCTTGCTTCATTAGTTAAAGCAGCAGCTTTACGACCAGATATACCTAATGATCTTCCAAAATCTGCTGTTTGTTGATCAAGTTTTTTAACATACTCACCTGATTCTTTAGCTACTTCCTTAGCTTTATTAAATAAACTAACAATAAGACCTAATATAGCCATAGGACCTAAAGCTACTTTAAGAGCAGCACCAAAAGAATTAGCAGCTATTTTCATTTTAGTAAAAGTACCAATAGTCTTTTTACCACCATCTGTAGCTTCATAAATTAGTTTTTTAGATTCTTCAGCGGAGTCTGTAAATACTTTACCAACCCCACTAAGACCTATTTTATCAAATGCTTTACCTAAATTTCCTGTTAAAGTTACAAGACCTTTTTCAGCATTTTCTATATTTTTTCTAATACGAAGTTGTTCATTTAAATAAGCATTATTTCGTTCTATTACTTCTCCTGTTTGTTCCAACATCATATATTGTCTTTCTTCAGAAGAAAGATTTTCTTGATATTGTTGGTTTAAACTTCGAGCATTTATAACCTGTTGGGCTAAACTGTTTGCTCTTTGTCTTGCTCCTCTTACTCCAGCATTTTCTTCTTCTCTTGCTTTTTCAAGCTGTTTAGTAAGATCTTTTTCAAGTTGTTTTTGGTCTTTTATTTGTTTTATTCGATCCTTTCCTTCTTGACCAATTGTTCTTTCTAAGGAAAGTTGCTGTCTAGCAATTTCATTTTGAATTTTTTTACTTTTAGCTATATCTTTTTCAACATCCTTAACAGATTCATATTGAGAAGCAAGAGCTTTAGTAAAATCTACTAATTTTTTTGTTAAATCTACACTTTGTTTATCTTGAAAGTATTTTTCTTTAGATTGTTTGTAAAAAAAATTCATCTTATCTGATAAAGTACCAGCTAAATCTATACTTTCTGAAAGAAGTTCATTAGCTTCTCTTAGATTTTTATTTCTTGTTTCTTCAGATGTTGCCATTGATTATTATATATTATAAATATTAAAGGGCATCATTTTTTGATGCCCTGTGAAGAATTATTTAAATCTATATTAGTTGTTGAATTACTTTTACCTTTACTGTTTAAAGAACCCTTATTTGCTTTTTGTTGTGCTTCATTTTCTTGGTTTATAGACTCACTTATAAATCGGTGAGTAATATTTCTTAACCAAATAGGCATATTATAAATAGTTTCATAATTATACCCACCTCGTCCATGAAATACTATCTCATGTATTTGTCTAAATAAATTAAACCTATACTCTTGCGTCAGGCCAAAAAAACTGGATCTGTAATGGAATGGTAACCTCCTCTTCACCATTAGCTCCATTGTGTATAAAGGTCATTTTAATATCAGGACTTGTTTGTTTGATGTGGGTTCTAAAAGCAGCTGAATCTTTTGCTAAGAAATAATTGTCTACAAAATCACGAATAGATTTTTTATCTTCATCACCATTAACGGCTATAATTTGATGTTTTAATTTTGTTGATAACTCAGGTGAAATATTTTTGTTAATGCGTTTAAGACCCTTTACTTCGTTATCAATTACTTTTTCATCTTTACCTGTTAATAACTTATAGGTAATTTCTGTACCTGTTGAAGGTAATGTATAATTAAAAGAATTAATTCCTTTAGTTACTATAGATTCATCTAATGAAGTAGAAAGTAATTCAGATAAATCTACTGTGATTTCTTCATTTTCATAATTGAAGGAATAATCTTTACCATAACCTAAAACACGAGCCGCTATCATAATAGCATTTTTATCTCCTACTAATAGATCATCAAAATCAAATTTAGTAACAATAAGAGATTGAAGTAATTTGTCAATTACTACTCCTTGTTTAATGTAGTTTTGGTTTGTTAAGATGTCTTCTTCTTTAGCGGTCATGTATTTCATTTCAATTTGACCAGAGGATAAAGCATGTCCTTCAGGATACAATAGACCTTTTGAAGGTAAATCTACCATTTCGGTAGGGAATTTGAATTTATTTTCTTCCATAGATAATTAGTTATAACTTTGTTGTCCCGTATAAATATATGAAAAATAAGGAAGCTCGCAATTTCTCGCGAGCTTCTTTAAATTTATTTTTATTTTTATTTAGAAATTCAATACACAGTAATCCATTCCTAATACCATAGAAATGTTTTGTGCTTCAGCTTCTGTATCCCAGTTATATTCACCGAAATCTGCTGATTTAATAAAGGCTCCTTTTACTACCCATTCTGAAACTATATCACCAACAGGACCTAATACATTGATTGTTAAGTCTTTCTTGTACATATCAGAATAACCATCACGACCTGTTACTGATTCGTGGTGTAAACGAACCCATTCCATTGTTGCTTGAGCACCTGAAGGGGTGATAGGATCAAACAATGTTAAAGTTAAATCGTTCCATTTCAATTTACCTTTAATTTTACGGTAAACGTTTATATGGTTTAACACAATTTCTTCTTGTGAAAAACCCATACCACTCACACCTTTAATCAAATAAGCAGGGATACCATCCACATAAAGGATGAATCTATTCTTTTGTTTTGGTTCAAAAGCGGTGAAAAATATTTCGTTTGGATCTAAGATTGCCATTTTATTTATTTTGTTTTGTTATAAATATTCTGTTTTTAAAAAATTATGCTGGGAAAGTAGCTCCTGTAGGTAAAACATTGAAATCCAAGTAAATGTATTCGGCAGTTTTAGTTGGTTGCAAATAAATAGCACCTACTAATTGGTTTCTGTCTACAACATCTGGAGTATTGTTTGA